TTCTTGCCTTTTTTACTGACAGCCGGAAGTTCCTCAGGGAGAATTTCTTCTTCCTGAGGCAGTTCCCCAACAGAAAGTACCTCTTCAACTACCACATCTTCTCTAGCAAAAGTCTGGTCAATAAGCTTTTGCGCTACATCTTGAGGAAAAGAAGCAACTTCTCCAACGTTGTAGCAAGAATAGGGCTTTATGAATGTTAATTTTATCATCGTCTTGCACTTAGCCCCCCGAATACAACCACGCCGAACACGTTAGCAGTATCTGTGCCTGAAGCAGAAAGGTCAGGAGTTACCACGAAACGCAGACGGTCCTGAGTTACTTTGGTCAGGTCCCAACCGAATTCATATTGCCAATCAGCTGCAGTTGTTACACCGTTCACAACAGTTACCGGACCAACAGTTGCGGTACCAGTTACAAGGTTGGTCCAGGTAGTACCGTCAACAGACTCCTGCAGCGTAACTGTTACACGCAAGGTCTGAGAAGAAGCAACAGTTGCTTTACCACCAAGAAGCAGCGCAACTGATTCTGCACGTTGATTGTTTGGAAACAACGTTGATAGCTGAATCGTTGTACCGTTGATAGCTGTGTTATCACCACCACCACCCGCAGTCAATGCAGTATTTGCAATGTGGGCGACATGTTGAATAACAGAGCTAAGGTCGCGTCCAAGAGAGAAAGTCATGTTTAAATATCCTTATGCCCAAGTTACGCCAGTAAGAACGGCAACAGCGAAGTCCTGGCGAATTTCGATGTCGTGTTGTTGAATTGCACGGATGACAGTTTCATCGCGGCTGAACGGTGATACTACGTTCGAACCGTCGAAGTAAGCTGCTTCACTCGAGACGTCAAGAGTAATTCCTTCGGAATCACCGATGACCACGTTCGCAAAGTCCGCAAGGTACAGTTCCGAATCACTACCTGAACCAAGGTTGATAGGAACTTGTGTCGTGGTGCGAAGTGGTTTACCGCGCAGCATGCCTTGCTGCATTTCTGGGAAGCCATAGTTGCCGTTACCATCGCGAACGTTCATCAGATACATTGCAACGCGAGGCGAGGTAATCCAGCCTGGACGCATCATTTTGATGTTGTTGTTCAGCAGTGCCAGTTCCAACTTACCAAGGTCAGTCGTTACGTTTGTCAAGTTCACCGTTGCGTTAGCAGAAATGATGCTTGCTGCTTGAGCAATGAAACGGAAACCTTTTGGAGTGTTACCGGTACCGTCACCGCGGATGAACGCTAAATCTTGACGTTGTGCGAGAGCAGCAATCAAGTCATCGCGAACAAATTGCTCAATGTTCGAACCACCGTAGCGAATTAGGTCATTCGAGATTGGAACAAGCGCAGCAAGTTTACGTGCAGTCATCGAGATTTGACGGAACGTTGGCTCGGTCTTGGTGATGTTTACACCTTCGCTGATGTAAGATGCCGTAGAACCGCTAGCAGCACCAGGCATGGTCAAGCGCCCGCCGGGCATTGGCAGAACAATTGGATTCAAACTACGCACGACCGATGCAGGACGCAGCAGTTCGATAATTTCACTGGACAGATACTCAGGAACAGTAAAACCGCCAGCGTTACCGATGCTTGCAGTCAGCGCTTTGCTGATTACATCATCTTTCCACTTTTCGTGGGCAAAGCGAGCTGCTTCTTGCATGTTACCTTTAGACGATGCCAAAGAAATAACAAGACGAGCAAACTGAGTGCCTTTAGCTTCAGGCGCTTTGACTGTTGCGGGAACGGTTAACGTTTTCGCCCAGTTGGTTTGTTGTTCTTTGAGAGGAGTAACGGCAGAATTAACTGCGTCAGTTACTAAACCTTTCAAACTGTCGATTGTAAATTTTGCCACTGTAATATCTCCTTTAATTCAACTGGCCAGTTACTTTATTTACTTGTTCGGCGACGAGTTTTTGAATTGCATCTACCAATTCTTTTTCAGTACCGTCAAACTCAATTTCTTCGTCTTCTTCAAGCTTTGCTTTTAGCTCTGCGTTTTGTTTGGTCAGAGCTGCCAGTTGAGCTTTTAGGTCTTCTTTTTCTGCATCAGCAGGAACTTCTACAGGAGCAGGAGTTTCTACAGGTTCAGTGGGTTGTACTACTTCCTCGGGAGCATCTTCAACAACAGGTTGTGTTAGTTGCTCTTCGACTAACGGTTGTTTAATTTTTGTTTTCATAAGGTGTCCCTTTAGTTCATCTATCACGCTTCTTGGTAAAAGTAAATCATTTTCTTCAAGAACATGCTTTGCCCATGTTTTTAGCAATCCAGTGTCTATACCGGCATTCTTGGCGTCCACAAGGGCATCAGGATTGGAAGGTACAGGTACGCAGCTATATTCCATGAGTTCCTGGCGAATGAAGTTCATGCCCCATGGCCGTGAATCTTCTTCAGAATAGGTATACTCAAGAGCGCGGAAGCCAACAGATACGGCATTCATGTAGCCTTCAAGGTACATTTGGAATATCATATCGGCGAATTCAGATATTTCTTTTGGCGCAAACTTACATGTAGATATAAGCTTGCCGCCTTCCACTACGGTACGCAGAGACTTACCAATTGGAGGAAGGCTAGAATCGTGGGCCCAAAGAACAATAGGATTTTTGAGATAATTATCGAGCATCCAGCCTTTAGGGTCGATGATATCCGTATCACGGTCAATTGATGCAGTTGATATAACAAAGTCAATTGTGCGAGCATCTTTTGAAATGATTTTTTCTACATCGGTGAACGTTTTAATCAGAGCAGGCTTTTCAGGATGCTCTTTTTTCTGACGTAAATCATGCAGGTGTAAGAATTTATGCATCTAAAGCTCTTTTCAAGGCACCTAATACTGCTTCTTTTTGTATATTAAACACTTTTGTTTGAACTGTAAAATAGTTATTTTCAGCAATCTGCCTTTCACGGTCTTTCTTTAGCCACATAAGGTCTAAAGCTTCCTTAGAACGCTCGACGCCATCAAAGTAAGCGACCACAGCACAGCGGCAGTTTATATCCTCAGCAGCTACACCAAAGGCACCAGGATACTGCGCTGTATTGCCAGCGCCTGACTTAAAGTCCTCGCCAACAAGAGTTACTTGCCCATCCATAAATGCATGTGATTCTCTTTCGGCACCATCACGTGTGGTTAACCATTGGCTTTTTTCCACATTAGCCTGCTTAAATGCTTCATCAGCGGCGAATCCAGATAACTGAGTGGATTCTGTTTGAGCTATAAGACGGGCTCTTGCCTCATTCTCAAATATATCGTTTATCTTGTTCACAGCAGATTCTTGCGTGAAGCCGTCTTGCATAACCTGTTCTAATGAAGCCTTTACTCTTTGGCGCGTGACATCATTAATCATAGTTATCTTTTCGCCCGTGGTTGCAGATATAAAATCTGATACTCGAGAGTTTAACTCGAAGTTGAGTCCTGCTTCTATATCATTGATGGCATTCTGACCGAGTGCAGTAACAAGGTCTTTACGAGCGTTTTCTACTAGCTTAGATATGTTCGTCATCACTTCAGGTTGATTTAAAGCATCAGATATTCCATCGATATCTTCTTGCCGAATATCTTTTCTCAAGTACTTAAGAGCCTTTGCTGGAGCATCGACTTGCTTGGCAGCAGGCTGCAGCTTAGACATAGGCATAAGGCTGAACGGTACCATATACACGTCCATGGAATTATCTTCAGGAACATCGAAGCCTGCAGCTTCTTGCCATTGTCTTTGTGTGAACATATATGGAGCAGTGGTCATTACCTGCAGTTGGTATTGACGGTCTTCCTCTAATGGCGATTCAAAGTCGAGAAATAACTTCTCATCAAACATCGGAGATACTTGGTTGTTGATTGTGTCACGAATCCGCGTGGACTTTGGTATGACTAAATCTTTACGGAAGAACTCCTCAGCAGAATCTATGCTAGCCTTGTTACTCGAAATGAGGATACCAATCTTCTCAGGCGGGACGCCAAAGACCGAAACAATGATATCTCGTTCCATCTTGCGCAATTCAGATAGTTGCAATTGGCTAAAGTCTTGAGTCAATGTCGTTACAGACAATGGACCTGATGAAATGAATGGCTTGCCTTGCGCCAATGGGCCTTTGAATTTATTTGCCCACGAAGATTCGAGCCGCTCGATACCATCTTTGGGTATAGGCGCTTCCTTTGAGCCCGATATGATGATATCTGGTCGTGCACGGTTTGCCAAGAAGCTTGAGATATGTTTAGATGCAAATTCATCGGTGTTTAATTCATCAGCAAGTGCTGAAGCGATAGACACGCCACGTTCGTATGGGTTAAGTGGGTCAACATCACGGAAATACACCACATCTTCCATTGGTATGTCACCGTTCCATCCATTTTGGATTTGAACTTGATACCGAGGATTATGTGGCTTCGCTATATCAGTTACCCAATGAGGTGCCAAAGGAACGAAGCCAATAGGCATCCCTACACCGTTCCGCTCAAGAACCCAGAATGCTTCGCCTGTTAGTTCAAGATGTTTTTGTGTAAGTTCCATGCAGCTGCGGCCATCAAGCGTATAAGATTCACGTCCGCCACCACGCGCAAGAAAGTCAAGGATTGGATGGTCCTCAAGTTGAGTATATTTTTTGCCTTTCTTTTGGTAAGCCTCCCACTCGGTCACGGACACAGCGTAAGAGATTTTAGATACCACCGCACGAATCCACGGTGACGTGCTCCACAGCTGCAAGAATTCACGGGTACCACGCGTTGGTGGATTCGAGCGTATACCAGGTATAAGCTCTTGAAAGGCAAACGTGCCTGTTTGAGGTTTGCGTTTGAAAATATCTAATATACTCATGAGAATATCCACTCCACGTTTTTAATCATTAGTTCTGTTAATGCGTATACCATAGCATCCATTCTATCCGGGGATTTGCCGGAACCTGGCGTAAAGTCACACATTTGCGATTCTAACTCAGCAAATGAACCGACGTGTTTAACCCGCTTTTGTTCATACAGTGAACTTATAGGCTCGGCACGAATGTATTTGCCTTTGCTAGCATGTATCTTCTTTATCGGGATATTCCTATCAATGGTACGTATATTTGCTTCGACAAGGTCACCGCCTTGGTTTACCTCGACGACTAACTTATCGGCGTTCCATTTATGATAGGCATATACCGCCTTATTTGCCCATTCATTCGGGTTATACTTTCCGCTCAGGTCTTCAAGAATGTAACCGTGCTCATCTTCGCCGAGACCTGCTACGATGATTCCTGTTTCATCGCTCGATTCATTATTGGATACAGCAGGGTCAACGCCTACAACAATTCTTGATATCTCAGGTGGCGCAGCGCACCTTAGCTCATCTAATTGATAGCTGTTCCACAGCGCACCTGGATTGTCATCGAGTATCTCGGCAAATAGTTCCTGACGACCAAGGCGCGTGCCTTCATACTTTTTAATGATAGCATCAAGGAACGGTTTTGCCAAGTTATCTCTATTGTCGTACGTACTTCCTCTTGTGACGTAGGTCTGATTGTCTTTTGCTAATTCTTTGATGATAGCAGACGGGACCGGAGTAGTAGTAATGCAGCTGCGAGGGTTGATACCCAGACGCAGACCAAAAAGAAGGTTGTCCCAGGCCATGCGATACTGCCACTTAGCAAGCTCGTCGCACCAAGCAGCATCAAATTGAGGGCCGCGAAGCTGGTCAGGCTCATCAGCAGAATACGTAAAAGCTTGAGCACCATTAGGCCACACTAACTTTCTTTTAGATGGTATGTATTCAGGTCTAAAGCCATTAGGAGCGATGGACAATAGGCCTGAGTCACCTTCAATCATAACATCGCGAACGTCAGCAGCGGTCTTTCCAACAAGGGCTATACGTTTCGCTTCACCCTTAAATGCGCGGTCCTGTGTCCATTGCGCGCCTGTCCTGGTCTTACCCCAGCCACGACCTGCAAGAATTAACCAATGACGCCAATTTCCTGCGGGAGCTAACTGATTAGGCCTTGCCCAGAAGCTCCAGTCATAATTAAGCGTTTTTATTTCATCATCACTCAAGCTTGCTATCCGCTGCGTGCGCTGTTCCAGCGGCAGCTTCAGGAATAAGCTTGCTAATGATTGCGTTTCTCGTTGTGCTTGTGACATCTATTGGTCCGCCGTCCGCTCCGGTCAATTGTACCTGTTGAACTGATTTACCTTCCATACGGTCAAGGACCTCGCGCATGGCAGCCAAGTTGCCTGACATCGCTTTCAATGAAAGCATTATTGCAAGAGCCTCTGCATTTGTAGCATTGGGGCAATGCTCCTTCACAAAGTCTTCAGTAATCTTGGATTTAATAACCTTTGATTCCATGATTTTTTTAAGATGGTCGGTTATTTTCATTCCTCTAGGTGCCTTAGATGCTCCAGTCTCATTCCAAGGACGCAGTGCAGCAAGCTGTTTTGCACGCTTTTCTGGGTCTTTTGACATTCCTACCATAGTACACGCTCAAACACGAATTAAAATCCTATGAGTAAGATAACCTGTTTTTTACAGATTGTAAACAAAGAACTTTACCATGGCTCACTATAGGAAACGAGATTCGGGAAAAATATAATAATAATAATATATTATCAGTATGTATCTAACAAACAGATATATACAATTGTAATGATATATTTTTAGATATATATTTCAATA